CAACCAAACTCTTCAGAATCATCCAGTATAAACCCGTATTCTGTTACTTTCTGGTCAGTGACAAACTCATACATCTCTCTGGCTTCAGGCTCTAGCCTTGTACCCCTTTCCATATGCTCATTCACATAGATAGGAACACGCAAACCAGTAAGTCGTTCAGCAATCAACTCGTTTATATAACTATCGGCTGATGTACTAGCCTTTCCTGCTGATGTAATGAACTTGTTAAACATAGAAGCTGAGGGTCTACCCAATCGTGCGGCAAACCACTCATTACTTCCCTGCTCATGGTCTAGGACAATCACTTAGCCTTTGCCTTCAGTGCATTAATAGCTTTAGAATAATGTACAGCTAACATCTCATCTACTGAACTAGACTTAAAGTGACTAAGAAACTTCTTAACATCTATCTCGTACTCAGCTAACAGCATCTTGATCTCTTTGGCTTGATCTTCACTTAGGATGGCACTAGCAACCACTGGGTTTATATCTTCTCCTGCGTAAATGTAAGCACCTAGCCCATGCATAGCGATAGCCTTGACCAAACATCTCATACGTGCATCTGATATGTCTCTGGATGTAGGGTTAACAATGGACTTGTTACGATTATCCATCACTGGCAACCACATTTTATGGGTGTTATCTTTTACTTTCACAGACACCGCAACCTCAACCGTATCGTTGTCATACACAATAGGTTCGTCATACCAGTATGTGGAATCAGGAAAGTTCTCCATCAGTTGTGACCATGCCCAAGCCCATGATAGGTAGGACAAGTTGCCTTTCTTCTCTACTTTGTTACTGCAATCTATTGCCGATAATGTTTTCCAAGTACTCATTGTTCGCTCCTATGCTGTTGATTAGCTGACTGTGCATACAACTTACCGTAATGGTTTTCATACTCAACAGTCTCTTTCTCGTTTGGATTATGCCCATGTACGAAGTCATATTCAGCACGTTCTTTATCTGTGAAATGATCAAAGTCACTAACAGGACATGACGGATCTATATCAGGATAGAAAAAAGCCTGTCGATCTTCTAAATCATCTGGACATTGTATTGGATTGTCTCTCATATCTTACTCCTTTTGTTGTTTGTCACAGTATAATGAACGACCATTGCTTGTATGTCAACAATATTTGACTACAGATTAAAAATAATTTACAGTCGGCATTCACTACTAAGGAGTTAATATGGACATCAATAAATCAATCGATCATTTTATGTATGAGCTACGACTAAATCAAAGTCAACTTGCAATCAGTGCAGGGTTGGACATTGCAACGTTAAGTTTAATAAGAAATAACCATCGATCACCTAACATGAAGACACTAAACAAGTTAGCTAGTGCTTGCGAAGTTAAAGTCAGTGAGTTTATCGCGGCTGGTGAGTGAAATGGATAAGCCAGCCTATTTTGCCATTTTGACTGCTGATGTACGGTATGACAAGACATTGAAACCATTGGCTAGATTGTTGTACGCAGAGATCACTGCATTATGTAAGCAAGAAGGCTATTGTTGGGCAGGCAATCAATACTTTGCTGATCTCTATGACGTGGACAAGAACACAGTGAGCGGTTGGATAGGACAACTAAAGACGCGAGGATACATTAACGTACAACTTGAATACAAAGAAGGTACTAAGCAAATAGTTAAAAGGTATATACGAATTAATGGGGAGGGTACCAATAAAATAATAGATACCTCTCTACAAAAAGATGGATACCCTATCAACGAAATAATAGAAGTTAATAATACAATTAATAATACAAATAATAATACAATTAATAAAGGGGGTCGTTTCACTCCCCCTAGTGTTGAACAAGTTATGGAATATTGTAATCACAGACAAAACGGTATTAACGCACAGACTTTTATTGACTTCTATGAATCGAAAGGTTGGATGATAGGCAAGAGTAAGATGAAAGATTGGAAGGCAAGCGTTAGAACTTGGGAAACAAACAACAAAATAAGGAATGAACAAAATGCAGATAAACGAAATTCTAAAAGCGAATATGCAAAGCTTAACTCAGACTACAACAAATCAACCAGCCTCCTTTAACAATGAGGAAAAGGATTCTATTGCTTATTTTTTTATGCGATTACAAAACGTTTATGGGGTAGCGCGTATGCAATCCCAATGGCCTGATTCGGAATCTCTACAATTAGCTAGGAGAGAGTACGGTAAAAAGATAGCGAAGTTCAGTCGAGAAGAGATTAACAAGGCGTTTGACTTAACACATTCAGAAAAGGAGTCGGACAACAAACGATTTGAGTTTCCTGACATTGATGCAATTCTTGGATTGTTGACTAACTCAGGAGTATTTACTGGGTCAGGTGGTACATTGTCACATAGAATTTACAAACCAGAAGAACTATTAGGTGTTGGCACAAAGGAAGACAGAAGGAAGGTTGCGTTAACAGAGATTAACAAACTAAAAGAAATGTTTCAGTAAAGGAGAACCATGTGAACGCTAAAAAATTGTTTCAGTATCTAGGCAGTAATCCTAACCTTGTCTCTGGAAAAATGTATGACCGAAAGGAGTTGGCTAGAGCGTTTGATATTTCTTATACGAATTGTTGTGACAAGCTTAGACATAAAAGCACTGCTAGGGATCATCTCTTTGAAGAAAAGAAACGAACCAAACCCAAGAAAGAAGTTAAATTTATAGACGAGTCTACTGACAAGTTTGAACGTCAAAAATGGTATACATTACAGCAGATTGCAGACCTTACTGATTTATCTGTCGATACCATTGGAAGAAGAATAGGCAAAGGAAAGTATTTTGGACACAAACATATTAAACCAAAAGGCAAAGTAGCAGAAAAACCTGAAGTTCATCTAAGCATTTCGCAAACATGGCTTAGAAAAAACTTAATTAAAAGGAAACTTTAATGGGCGAAGCATACACAATTAACAACGAACATAAGAAAGAAATGTTTAAGAAGTTTGTTGATAAACTTTATGAGGAAAGACAATACATCACGTTTACCTACACCTTTGGGAAGCCACGATCACCCAAACAACAAGCCGCACTTGAGGTTTACTTTAGAGAAGCCGCTAAAAGATTAAACGATGCAGGGGTCTACCACCAGATGAACGCTAAATTTATTAAAGGTGACATTGAAATACCGTGGACCCAAGAATCTTTCAAAACATTTTGGAAACAAATACAAAACACAATGTTTGATATTAAATCAACAACAGAAATACAGTCCGACAAAGTAGCCAAAGTCTATGATGCTATCAATCGGGGCTTAGTAGAACGTACAGGGGTGCATATTCCCTTTCCATCAAAAGAACTTACGGAAAAATAAAGGAGAAATAATATGGAATATATATGCGGAGTTGCATGGCTTGCCATCATGGTCGTATTAGGCAGTGGATACTGGCTTCTAGTAGAAGATGAACAAGCAGAATGGGATCGACAAAAAAAGAAAACCAAGAAGTAGTCACGGTAAGGGTCGTAGAAAGGCCGTTAGAGGCGTTTTAAGGGTCATTTCAGCGCGTTTAAGCAAAAAGATAAGCTACCCTACAGGGTATGGTAAAATAAAAAATAATGGAGGTTTAAATGTTGTTTTTCCCAACACAAAAACAAAACGCTGAAGCTAGGCAAGCATCATCTGGGTCAGCATTCAATAGTAAAACCATTCTTAAAAGTGGAACTGGTCAATATGTTGGTAATTTAGCTGAAATAATTTTTCAAGATTATTTAAATGAATTGATGTTAGAGCATGATTATACAGCAAAGACTTCTTATCATTATGATTTTAAAGTTGGTGATGCAACATTAGATATTAAAGCCAAGCAAAGAACTGTTAAATGTGAGCGTAATTATGATACTCATGTCGCTTTGTACCAAAAGAAAAGTTTCTGCCATTACTATGTGTTTAGTAGTGTGCTAATCCCAAAGGGAGAAACGCAAGCAAAGAATGTAGAGTTTATGGGCTGGCATAGGAAAAAAGATTATTGGGACAAATGCGAGATAAAGCAAAAAGGGCAAAATAGTAATGGTTTAGATGAGCGTGAACATGTAGGTAAAATGAAATACCACCAACTGCTACCTATGTCTGATCTTTTTTTAGGATTAGAAACTCATTTATATAAAAAGGCTTTTATTTAAAATGGAGAGTATTTATGGCCGTAACACTGCGTTCTAAATGTTTAACAGCGATACAAAAGTTGGCAAGGATATCAGCCGCAGATGAATATGGCATGGTCCAGTGTGTTTCATGTGATAAGAGACTGCATTGGAAGGATGCAGATGGTGGTCACTACATAGCTAAGGGTTCTAGTTCGTATTGGGCATTGGAGATTGAGAACGTCCATCCACAGTGTAAAGGATGTAATGCATTTGGGATGAGTAAGGGAAGTGCTGAAGGTCAGTACACGTTATGGATGATTGATTGGTACGGTGAGGATTTTGTTAGGCAGATGCATCAGGACAAGAGAAAAATTAAGAAGTTATACACTGCTGATTACAGAGAAATGTTAAAAGAGTTCAATGAGTTAATTAAATACCATGAGGATAGACTGTTATGAGTACATTCCTAACTGAGTTAAGAGACAGATCTGTTAACTGCGGATTAAGTGAAGTCCCTGCCAAGATGGATTCTATTATGGAGGCCGTTTTGTATGGGTCTGCACTGCCTGCTTATGCAGTAGAAGAGATAGATATACTGTGGTCTGAGGTCACTGCTGAAGAAGAAGCATTACTTAAACCACCTACAGAAGAACAATTAAGTTTGCATCATCCTTCGTTTAATGTAGAATAAAGCAATCCCCTTTGTTGTTTTGCCCTTTCGAGGGCTTTTTTTGTTATAATTGGGGCATGAAAAAGAAAAGCCTTCTAACACGTATTGGGGTATCGGGGTATAACAAACCGAAAAGAACCCCTAACCATCCAACAAAGTCTCATGTTGTTGTTGCCAAGTCTGGTGACAAAGTTAAAACTATTCGTTACGGTCAGCAAGGCGTGTCTGGTGCAGGGTCTAACCCTAAGTCAAAGAAAGATAAAGCTAGACGTAAATCATTCAAGGCTCGTCATGCTAAGAACATTGCTAAAGGTGTAATGTCTGCGGCATACTGGGCAAATAAAAGTAAATGGTAGGAGAATACTATGCCTTACGGTAAGGGTACATACGGTAGTAAAGTTGGTAGACCAAAGAAAACTAAACCAGTTAAAAAGAAAAAGAGTTTAATTAAATGAAAGGTTTATACGCAAACATACACGCTAAAAGAAAAAGAATAGCCGCTGGTAGTGGTGAGACAATGCGAAAGAAAGGTGCTAAAGGTGCGCCTACTGCAAAAGCATTTAGAGAATCTAAGAAGACTGCTAAAAGTTTGCTTAATAGGTCCAAATAACAGGCATAGTCTTTCTAGTGTCTACATGGATGAAAGTCTTTGCTACACCTATACCATTAAATCCCATTGACTGCGCGTTCTTAATGATCTCGTAGGCTTCATTTCCATTATTGATTCGTATGTCTGCCGCGATCCCTTGGGCATGGGTTCCTGCCTTTCTCCCTGCCTTTGTTTTTCTTGCCTCAATGCTATGGGTTGGATCTCTGTAACCGCTTGTAATGATAAATGGGAAGCCGCATACGTGCCGAAGGTCATCCAGTTTATTGAGGAAGTCTTCTGACATTTCATTGTTACCAGTTTCCTGACAATTAAAGTCTTCTAATCTAAAGTAACGCATTACTTCTTACCCTTAATTCCCTCAAACGCACCACCACCAAAGTAAAACCCTACAATGGTCAACATGATCCAATCAACTTTAAACGCAGAAATAATTTCTTGTACCGCAGTTATATCCCTGCCAAGAAAAAATAAACTTAAGACAAGAATGTAAGAAGCAACAAACGTAAACCCAAATATCAAAGCTAAGTATCTTTGTGCAAGCTTAAAGGGTGCGTAAGAACTTAACAGGTCTGTCTTTGCTTTGGTCTTTGCTTCTATGGCTTCTGTTTCTGAGGTATGCATGGAATCAATTAGACCCAAGCCTTTAGAAATTACATCACCACTGCCTAGTATCTGACTTAGTATACCCATTACATTATCTTCTCTAATACAAATAGACCAATGATGAGGGGGTACATACCCCACAGCATCATCTCAGTCTTTTTAAATCTAACAGAACCCTCATCAAGGCGCTTCTCAATAGACTGGAACTTCATTTCAATAGCTTCCATACGCACGGCACATTCTCTTTCGTGAGCTTCTAGTTTAAGTAACGCCTCTTTGACGGTTGCCATTAGTGTACCTCGTCTACCGCTTCATCAGTTTCTAACTGTTGTGTTAGC